CTGAGAATACCGCTCCGCTTCTAATTCTGGCTGAGCATAAGATGTGGATGTTTTTAAAAAATCAAGTGGACTTACATTTTTCCCAGTAGTCCTAGGCTCTGGCTGTTTTTCTTTCCATTCCTGCCAAGGTGATTTCATTTATCTTCCCTATTCAATTGTTTCCGGCGGCTCGGTGAAGGAGCCTGTTGCCTCATCATACAACCACCCATCGGAAACATTTGGACCTACCTCAATTACGGTTGGGTTACTCGATAGAACAGCAACAGCCTTGTCGTAATTCGGAATTAATGTTGGAAACAGAGATTGTATATGAGCAACTTCTCCATCAATAACATAAGCAAAGTGTTTGGTTTCTGCATTTTCTTCCATTTTAATCTCCTATCTTAGAAGCACACATAATAACAGCCTGTTCTTACGAAGCAGTATGTTGAATCGCATTTGTAAATATTTCCACCAATTGCAAAACAGTTTCCACAGTCGGTGAAGTCGGTCCTTACTGATACTCCATTTGTAGAGTTCCATGAGTAAGTTCCACCATCACTCGCCGTGACGGTACCGGCATAACCCGTTTGCAGTGTCCACCCAGTGCCACCACATGCATTTGTAATGCAGGACCCGAGAGTTACTGTGCCATTTCTAGTTGAGCTACCCCGCGTAAATACCGGCGTCGAGGTAGTCTGACTAGCACATGTGCCACATGGTTGTGTGCCGGTGGTGTTGCCAGTAAATATCCAAGGAGTTGAGGTTGCAATTGCCTGGCCACTTGAGCCAGCGGCGTTTACTGCGCTAACTCTCAGTTGGTATGTATTTGTATTCTTATCGTTATTTATATTTCCTGGGTAGTCAGTATCTCCAGTTGAAAGGCTTGTAGACAAAGAACCATTAACGTAGAGTTCCCATTGGTACCCAGTTATTGCGCTTCCACCGTTTCCATTAGGAGACCATGACCAGTCCACTACATCGTCCGTATTTGTCATTGTCAACGTTGGTGCATCTGGAACCGTGAAAGGGACGGCTGTTGGCTCGTTGGAACCAGTTCCTCCTCCACCAGCATTTACTGCTCGAACTTGAACGGTGTATGTTGTCCCGTTGGTCAAGCTTCCTATATCCCAAGGGCCCGACAGTCCAGATAGGGTTACGTAAGAGCCGTATGAGCCTGCTCCAGCTTTAATTCTGTATTCGTAGCTAGTAATGGTTGACCCGTTTGCTGCCGCTGCAGTACTCAAGGTAATTCTTAGCGTTTGGGATGCTTGTCGTGCAAGCGCTATCACTGGAGCGCCAGGAGTTGTAAATGCGCCAATAGAGTTGGAAACAGATGACGAAACAGAACTAATACCAGACCCAGATTGCTTGACTACCGTAAATGTGTAAGCAGTTCCAATCGCAAGTCCAGTGACGGTAATCGGAGAAGATGCTGCACTGCCGGTTATGGAACTAGGAGAAGAGGTTGCTACATAGTTGCCAGAAGGTTTTCCAGGATTGGTTGAAGCCGTGAAGGTTATCGAAGCCTGTCCTCCAGAAACTGCAGACGCAGAAACGCCGGTTGGGGCGGTTGGCATCCTAGCGCTAGCGCCGGGCTGAGATAGCGGTCCCAATGGCATGATTAGACCTTCAAATCGCCTACAACGAACCAATCGTTCTCGAGGCGGCTTATTAGCGTAACGCTCGAATATTGCGTTCTGAGGACAGCTGTGGTGCCCGAAATTGGGGTCCCCCTCAGTGATGTGCCAACTGGGAAGGCTATTGATGCAGAACCTGTGCCCATTTGCATTATCGTCACTTGTGCACCTGTCGACCATCCGGAGTTATCGACGTAATATGTTCCAGCAACCGATGCTGATGTCCCAGCTTCAATGAATTTGCCGCTACTGGTGGAAGTTATAGATGCACTGTTAGCGACGCTAGCTGTGGCTATGTTATAAACGACGTTACCGGTCACTAAGGCATTGCCCGACAGGGTCAGGTTTGCAAATGTTGGACTTGCCGTCGTAGCGACGCTTTGCCCAATTGCGATAGTTGGAGTTGTCCCCTCTCCCGAGTTGTTTGTTACAGTTACACCAGTTCCCTGCACTAGCGAAGCTACATAATCGCCAACTGTTTCACTCCCCAGGGTTACTGCCGTTGAGCCGCTTACGGTCAATTGGCCGGAGCTGTTAATGGTCGCGTCGCCGCCGAGCGTTACGTATGTGGGAACCCCAGAAGCATTTGCGACAATTATCTGGCCAGCTGTGCCAGGGGCAAGTTTAGAAAGTGCTATTGCCGCGGCCGCATTCACTTTGACGTTTGTTATTTCTCCATCCGATACGGAGAAGTTCTCCGCTCCAACCCATATAGTGCCGTTGTAAAATTGAACTTCAGGGATGCCAGAGCCATCAGACGCAAGGCTATTTTCTTCCAAGTAGCAAAACTGGCCTTCTTTGAGAAGTGGTTTTCCATCTCCCCCAACAACGGAAAGAGGTATGCCATTTCCGAAAGCGCTAGTCCTTGCAGCGATGTTAGCGAATTTCGCAATTGCCTGCTCCATGAAAAATTCATTTATATCGGCAGCATATGCGATTTCTCCAGAAACAAAAAGTTTTACACCCATAAAAAATCTCCAAATTTGATTATATTAAACAATAACATGCAAAATCAGCCCCATCTGAATTCATCTAGTACGCCAAGTGATGGGCTGTCAAAAGTGAAGAAATACTCCTGGACGGTAGAATGCACTAACATGTAGCCAAGTGGTTTTGCTAGAGCTATTGACTGAGACACCAGGGAGCTTTCCTCTCCGATGTTTGCGTCTATGGTCTCGTTCTCGAGAGTTTGAACTAATATGGAAAACGGTTCTCCTAGGTATAACGGGGTGACGGCAACAGATCTTGAAGAGACTTCTCCGTCTTTTGTTTTTACTAGGACCTGTTGTGCCGCTTCTATGATCGCCCTTCGCGTACCCGCAGCCCTTCCGTAATATCCTTTTGATATTTGCCATTCCGTAAAGTCCCTGCTTAAAGACGGATTGTCAAAGTACAAGTTTCCATTTTTGTCTTGGAAATTTTTGTACAGTTTTTCTCCGGAAAATTGAGAAATCCACTGAGTGTAATCATCTCTAACTCCGGAGGCTGAAGTCAGCGAGCTGTTTGAGTCTGGCTCTACTTGCTCGTCTTCTGTGAGAAACTCATCAAGTTCAACTCCGTACATTCTAATACTTTCTATCCTTGCGTCAGAAGCAGCAGAAGTAAGTATGTCGATCAACCTAAAAAACGGATAATCTGGTGATTCTGCATCGCCGTCTTTCTCCCAGTAAAAATCTGGCAAAAAAGACCTAGATGAGGCAACAAATCCATTCGAATAAAAACCAAAATCATGTATTAGGTGAGGCAGTGTAAAAAGTATGTTTGTATCTGAATGCCCGGTAAAAGTTATCGATATTTTTAATTTATTAAAATCCTGACCAGCTGGTATCGCTCCGACGGTAACGTAGTTTGACCTTAGTGCAGTAAATGTGCCACTCTGAACATTCGTAAAGACGCCGTTGCCAGAAGGATAAGATGATCCATCAAAAATAGAAATAGTTACAGATGCCGAAAAAGCCGAATTACAGGAAGCTTTTGCATTAAAAGAAATTAGCCTATCAATGTCTGATTCCTTTAAAGGGATATCTGTCAACGTTATGGTCACGGGACCAGCGTTAAGCGGATATATTTTTAATGAATAGCGAGTGTCGACCGCTACCTCAGATCCGGTTAATTCTACTTCTCCACCAGTGACGTCCCATCCGTGCTGGTAGGAAGCAGAAATTGGTATCTCGGAACCATATGAAGAGATGCGTTTGAGGGCTTGGAAATCATCTAGGAGTTGCACAGTGGTTGGCATTTTTACCCCAAATCAACTACTGTGTAATTGATGCTTAGGTCTTCTGCCGCGATAGACGGTAGCGAACCTTTGTATCTAAAAAGTAAGTCTGGACCAAGCTGAGGAAGCCAGTTTTCCCCTACTGGGGATATGCTTAAGTTTTGCACGTAAATGACGCCAGGTATCTGACTGATTAATGAAACAAGTTGATTTTGCCTTATCCTGTCATACGAGTAGGGAAAGGAAATAGGGCTTAAAAAATCTACGATAGCTGTTTCGACTGATTCTTCTACTTCCACCGCATTAAAGCTTTGACTGATTGCAATATCTGCAGTTAATGTAAGGTTTGCAAGAACTGGGTCGTTTATTGATATTGATAAGCCAGCCGTTGTTTTTTCACGAACATCACCGACAATTTGTATTTTTTCTAATTCTGTTAAATTAGAGTTTACTCCATAAGCAAAAATCGAAACATAACCTGGAACGTCTGCTCCTGCGGTTACCGAACCACTAATTGAAGTACTGGCGGAAGTTGTGGCTGTTGATATCGAGTATCTGAATGCGGTGTCTTCGACCACCGTAACCGTATGCTCGCCATCAAATAGTGCACTAACCGATGAGCTGTTGGTTTGTATTACGACAGTATCGCCGACTACAAAAAGGTGCTCTCCGTCGGTTTCGATCGTCGCAACGCCTCCAGCAAGGTGCGTCATTACAGCTCCAAGCTGTCTTTTTACGTAAACATTATCTGCGTCCGTTAAGTCGTATGTTTTTACTCTTGTAATTAGTGACGGGTAAGAGGAAAGAAGGTAGGCGTCCACTTGCGATGCTTTTGTTAGAGCGGAAGAGAGTGAACGAAGATAAGTAGTAGACTTCGAAAGATAATCTTCATCTCTGTCTGCATTTATTCCATTAGCAAAGTTGCTCGGAGTGTTCGCAATACATGACTGGATATTAGTTCCAGATGATATTATATTCAACTCGACACCGTCCCCAACCGGCGGGATAACTCCACCAATTAAGGCCACGATCGTCGTCGATACCGACGGGTAGTCCACCGATACTTCAAGGTCGGTTGGTTCCAGTTCGATGGTCTCGGTTGTCGTGAAGGCAAATTCCTGCAATTCGTCTTCGAACAGTGATTCGAAACTAAAAATGGTTCCAATGGGAATGCTGCCACCGTCGTACGTATTGAGCGTAATTGTTACGTCTAACTCTGCCGAGATTGCTTCCTGCCGCTGAAATCCCATTATGGCCATAATCCCAGCCATTAGTCTATCTGGGAGACGATTTATTGCCGATATGTTCAAAGCGCTCATGTACGCTGCGGCCTGGAAGATCGCGTCTTCTGGCGTGCCGGTTCTAAGGTTGAATTCAGGCAAAACAAGACGCGCCAGTTCGATCGAATCCAGGTAGATATCACCCGGCTCCTTGTCGAAAATTCTTAAGTTTACGTATTCACTAAAGTCTGCTGGCATTTTATTCCTTCCTAGGCCGGAAGTACCTCAAACGAAAATGTTACATTACTTATTCCGCTAGACCCGCCAGCATCACCGATTGTTACGTTTGTAATTCGGACTTCGGGAACAAATTTTGCTGCATTTAATACGAAAGTACTTTTATCAATTATCCGAAACGATGGGTCATTTGAACCAAAATCTGGAGCAAACGGATGAGTGTAAGGTTCTGTTAACAGTGAGATTGTCAATAGTTGAGCAAAATAATCCACTGAACCGTCAGTCAATTTCACAAACCCATCGCGCCCAAATTTAATTGGATATTGAATCATGTCCATCAGTTTGCTCCATTTAATGTAATGCCATAGAATAAGTTTAATAGTGCCGATGAACCGAACACGCCTACGGCTCGGAAAGTAATTATTTGTAATTTAACCATGATGTTTCCTTCGTGCGTGGTATTCATTGGCTTAACTGAACTTCCTAATAGCCCTTACTTCAAGACTTGTACTTTTGAGAGTGGCGTTAAGGCTCCCAATGGCTAATGCTTGCATATAAAAAGCATTAGAATTATCTGCTTGCGTTGAAGTCCAGTAGTATCCTGAATACCAAGAGGTTTCAAGCGACTGATGCAACACTTCGTTTGCCAGTTTCATTTCAGCCAACGAACCCAGATACCAGTCAGATTGACCACCCGAAGTTAAAGAATCGCAGTATGTTGCTGCACAAGTAGCAGCATTAGAGTTACCTTGAGCGACAATTGCTGTGGTGTTTGAAGAACCAGTACCCAAACCTTTACCGCCTGCTCCAGTAACGGATGTAGCTTGGTAGTTGGTTGGGCTGGACTGTGCCCAAGGTCTTAAAACCCGTGTGCTGTCTGGAGCAATTTCTAAATAATTAAAACCAGAGTATTCGTCGAACCTGTCAACAAAGAAAATGGTTCCGCCACCAGGACCCGTATCGCCTACTTTGTATTGGCTTGCGAACGATACTAAACGCCAAGCAGAGCCATCGTAAACCTTGGTGTATCTAGTATCTGTTTCGTAAGCAAATTGACCATTGAACGGCGATGGAATAGCAGTAGAGAGCAACGAGGAAGTCGTGACGGTGACTGCCGATAGCGATGAAGCAAGCTTTGCTTGAGGAACAGCTCCATTGGCAATCATCTCACTCGTGACAGTATTGTTTGGAAGAACTACTGTTCCGGTAAAGGTTGGAGAAGCGCTTGGCGCCTTTAAGTTAATCTGGGCCTGAATCCCTGAAGTTGCCCCATCTAGGTAGCTAAGTTCAGTTGGAGTTATTGTACCGATTGTCGTGCTGGCTGACAAGAACGAAGAACCGAGTACAGTAAGTGTGGAAACTGTTATGTTTTCAGAATTGCCAGTATCAATTACGGTTATCCATGTAGTTCCGTTATATATTTGTAGCTCGTCTGAATCTAGGACATACACAACGCGACCCTCTGATGGAACTGGTATTGAGTAGTCGCGAGCTGAGTAGTTCGCAAAACGGTCAATCCCATTTTCGCTAACTGCAAAAACGTCTTCTTTTATTCTTGTTGAGCCAAATACAATTACTTCATTAAAAAACTCATCAGCAAATCCACACTTGACAGAATCCCCCACTATGTATCTACTTGTCGACGTTGTGTTGAGTGGGGTCAACGGACCGTACTGTGTACCGAGTTCCGGGATTTTGATGTTTATTCTGCCACCAACAAGGACAGCAGTTACTGTCCCCGTGTAGAATCTTCCATGCTTCAGAGGGTGTGAAGAAGATTTTGATCTATTTACTATCTCTGGGCGACGGTCCATTATGTCCACACACTGTCAGGGCCGCCTATAGCCTCAAAGGCAGGGCCATTAAAACGTTTTTTTACAACTAATTCATTCTGCCATGATAGTAACAGACCATAGTCTCTAGCGTTGACAATCGCATTGCGTTTTGTGGGACCACTTACTACTGCAAGGTATTTAGCCGAACCTAAATACCCTCCGTCTGCGTTGTACTTAGCTATTACTTCGGCTTCTGTCTTTTGTACAACTACACCGTCTTCAGTGTAGATCAGAGGAAGCAGTACGCAGAGATACGGCGTTGTTGCGTTTACTACGTGTGTGATCGAGTATAAAGTTTTTACTTCACCATTGTCCCCTATCAGCACTGGACGGTCCCAGAGGTCTAAGTTCCCAGTAGCTACGACCGTGTTTTCCTGAAGGGTGCTTGACTCGGCTTTATTGCTTAAAATTGATGCCTTGTCGTACAGCTTAGTTATATTGGCTTTAGCCATTCGGGGGTATGACAGCGGAAAGCCCGGAGCAGGGAGTGGAAGAAGTCTCGCGTCCCCGAGCCATGGTCGCTGGCGTGCCCCACCACTGCTATCGCGAGCCGTCTTGCTAATGTTCTTAACGGCAAACCTGGACCCAGCGGCTGAGTATGACTGCTTGTAGGAAGTTCCTATTGCTAACTCTTTTGGTTTTTCTTTTTCTTCGTCTCTTGAGGGGGTTCTAAAACTTACGGTTACTGGTTCTGGTGACATATCGGGGAAAGAAACTTCTGTGACCAGATAGTAATTAGACATGTTTGGGATATTGTCTACCTTTATGGTCATCCCTGGACGAAGCTGTGTGCCATTCTTCCTGTTAAGCAGGAGAGATCCATTCCCTTCGTATGCGTCGTTCGCTGATTTTGATATTGTTGGGAATTGAGTCAGCTGAAGCGGGTTGGAAGCGGAATTAGGAAAAGAAACAGGAAAGAATTTTTTAAAAGTTTTTTTACCAAGTTTTTTTTCCGCTGCTTTTCTTGGAACGTCGATAACGGTCGATTTTGCTCCCCATTTATTAAGTAAAAATTTTTCAGATGCAAAAACAAAATAACCATCTACTTCAAAAAAAACAAATTTAGCATCACCGGCAAGTCTCGTAATTACATCCCACAAGGACTCGGCCTGCTTTGACCCAGATGCTTTAGTTATTGTTTGTGGTTTACTTGTCTGTTCGCCAAAAAATTTCAACCCATACTTCAATGCAGCAGCTCTAACAAAGGCAGTTCCTGTTCCTTTTACGGCAGATGGATTTCTATCTCTCTTCATCTGCTGAACCCCTTTTGAGTAACACTGAACTGCAAAAGTAGGGCTTATGCCTGGGCCTTGAGAAAATGTAACCTCAACCATCTCAAAGAGTTGTTTGACATTAGTGACGCTGGTGCCTCCGTCCAGTGAACCAATTGTCTGCGTCTCGTAAATTATGTCGCGGCCAGGGATAAAATAATTATTATTGGCAAAAGTAAGCTCTCGTGAAACTGAGAAGTCTCTATCAGAAATTACTGTCTGTAAAGCAGATATTCTAAACGGGTCGACAATTTCAAAACTAAGAGCAGACGCCTCTCCCATAGTGTATGAAACATTTAAATTTGTTATCAGCGTAGATATATCTTGCCGTTTATCTGGGTTTGTTAGGTCGGCTATGATTAACTTGCCTGCGAAATTACTAGGATTAGTCACTACGGTGAACCCTTTTTCTCATTCTTGCACCTACTCGATAATCCTAATTTTCCGCCCGATCTATAGACACCAATTGCAGCCAGTGCGCTGAACTGATTCTTGCAGTTGTCTGCATCTCCTGTTGTTTTTTTTGTTGGCTTTGTGGGGCCGGGCTTGAATGGTAGTTGCGGAAATTTTATTACATTTGTTGTGTCTCGCGGCAGCTCTTGTATTGTTATATTGACAGTTGCTCTAGATATCGACCCATTCGCCTGTATCCTTCCGGGTTCTGGCTGCGTACGAAATACAGATGAAATACCTATATCGACTATTGCGAATTGCCCACTTCCGATATTTGATTGTTGGTAAATCAACTGTTCATCAAATAACTTATCAAAACCATTAAATCTCACCGGAAAAGGCTGAGAAGCCATCTGACGAAGAGTTTTTAGCTGCTCATCGCATGTCTCAAATAAATTTTCCTTATCTCCGACTACAAACTCAAAAGAAATCTTCATCAATTTAAAATTTTTAAAATCCAAGATAGGACTATTATTGACGCGATCTATCTCTTGCCACATTGAACCTATATTGCTGTAGGAAATATTGTTTGGACGAAATTTAAAGTCAAACTTTAATGGCGTGGCAGAAACATTTCCCGACAAAGTTGAGTGAAATTGACTCATTGATGCCAATTCTGTAGTTACTGGAGCTCCACTTTCTCCGCCTCCAGCATTTGGAGCGAAAACAGAAACTCTATTCACTCCAAATAAATTAGAAGTTGATCCTTTGGAAGAGAATTGTGTTTCAGTTTTTTGCTGACTTGCAAATATATCTACAGGCCTCGCCAACCCCGTGCCGCTCACCGTGCCTTCATTCCTTCTTGTTTCCAAAACAGCAGAATCAAGACTTTCTATTGACTTTCTGGCAGTGGCTATTGTCTGTCCCTGGCTTACAAGGTTCCTTATTTGAGCAAATGTAAAATTTTCTAGACTTAGGCCTGCCGCGTCTCCGATGAATTCATCCCATGTTGGAGGAAGTTGCGTATCTGGATCTGGAAGTTCTTGGACTGGGTCGGTATTTTCAAGAGTATAGAATCTTTTCAATAAAGGGTGGTACCAGTATTGAACCCATAAGGTCGCATTATCAGAAATCTTGCGCCATTTATTTATCCTATTATTTCTGTATGGATTTTTTGTTTGATCAAATGATGTGTCTGTCCAAAAAAAATAATACTCAGTCATCTCGTAGACGTGTCCACCGTAAACAATTCTAGAATTAGCT